GCTGAGCACTTGAGTAACCCTCAAGGGGTACGCCTGACTGAGGAATATCGAGAGGCGCCAGAGCAATTACTTGCTTCTGTGCGCGTCCCCAATATCCTAAAAGGACAAGCGAGCGTTCCGTCGGAATTGTCTGTGTCGGAAGTAAGCGTTCGAGGAAGCTCAATCGAGACCTTCCAGAACCAACTTGCTTCTGCCAATCACGACTCATTCGGGCCCTCATCTCAGAGATCTTGACGATGTCAAGAACCTTAGAGAAGAGTTCCTTCTGAATCTTGAGCATCAGCTCTGCCTGTTGTCGATCCCACTCAAGGAGACCGGGATCAAAGGTAGACTTGATGAAAGCACCCAGACTTTCAGCCTTCAGCATGTTAGCAGTCCCTTCAAGGATAGTCCATTCACGACCCAACAAGGTCTGTTCGAATTCGGATCTCTTAATCCGATATTCTAGAATGGACTCCTCAGCCTTCGCTGCCAGGTCATAATAGACCCAAAAAGCCGGTGAACAGATCACAAAGGGCATCGAGAAAAGCCCTCGTAGGTCAGACCCGAATAGAGACACTCGCTTCCAAAAGTTGGAGACGAGTGCTTCCTTCAGTTCTTCCTCCGAAGGGGGACAGTTCTGATGATCGGCTATTAATTGTTGCAGAGCATCAATTAGTTCGTCGACTTTATTCGCCATCAGGGGTGGGAATAACTTGATCCAGCTAGCCTTGAATAAAGGCCCACTGGCAGTCTCCCACAATCCTCCTGTTGGTCCAAGAACCGATGAAAGGATCGGTCCCAAGTTAGACTTCATCCACATACGTGGACGGAGCATAGCAAGGAACCGAACCAATTCTCGCTCAACGCGTGTGGGAAAGATGAATGCTCGTCTCAGAGAATCTGAAATGAGAGTACTAAATATACGAGGATTTCGCAATGTACCGAGGATTAACCCGGGACTCATAGGAGATAAATCTCCTATGGTCGGGTGGATCCATCTCTTAGCAAACTCACAGGCCCCAGATTCCATCTCGAAAGATTTCGATTTGTTAATTGGGACACCAAGAGTAGCCATGAGATCCAAGTAAGCCCCCGCAACTGCAGCATCAGCGATAACAATGTCATCACCTAGCAATGCATAATGCTGGAACCAAGCCTGGTAACCAACTCTTCGCGCAGCAATCTGCACGATGAGATGGTGGGACAGTGCAAGCATAGCCCAAGAGGATAAAGCTCCCATGGGTTGGCCCACCGCGTAGAATTTGGCATCCTGTTTCAAATACCAGGGACGAGCAACAAGTAGCAAGGCCCAGTGAGAGGCCCACGGGACACCAAGTGCCCGAAGGACCTCGACCTGGAATGCTACAGGCAATCTATCCGTAGCAGCTGAGAGATCAAAGGAAAAGACCTTAGTCCCGGAAGCCTGGATATACGACATGAGACGGTGTAACGGTTGCAGCTGATCGAAAGTCCCATCTTGTGGGATCTCTTTCAGCATGTCGAAGATACCTTGGTGAAGTGGCTTCAAGAGAACTTGAGTCCACCAATCCGTGATAGCAACGACACGAACCTTACCCCGTGCCTCAAATAGTGTAACCAGACGACCAAGGAATTTGGGGAATTTCCCTTTAAGAATCAGTAATGGGATCAAAGGAGAAACACACACGATGGTGAATAAATTCCAAGTGATCAGTACCCAGGCTCGTTGGTGAAGAGCAATAGCAAGCCAGTGATACCACGTAAGTGGGTCACGGACAAAAGCTAAAGCATCGACACCAGCAGACCAGGTTGATTTCTTGAAGTTAGGACCGGCTGACTCTGAGACATAAGTCCAGATAACCTTCCCAACCACCAGTGCCCTCGGCAACCAGCCAACGGCTTGAGCCACCTCCCATACGGGTAGTGTCATGCTTGCTCCGGTAAAGGGACCAGTAATGGTCTCCAACTTAAGAACAGGGGCACAGCCGATGACTCGATAGACCGACAACAAGGTCAGGGTAACACGAATCACTCTCAGAGCATATGCGTGATCATCACTTCGAAAGAGGTGGAAAATCTTACGCAATGGCCCTGGAAGAATCGTGGGAAGCCCAGATCGAGTCAAACGCACGCGTACAGTGGATCCTATCTCACGGTAGCGTTCTCCGCCCAACCAAAGCACGATGATACGAGAGACCAAGGCCAAGTACTGGGTTACCCAAAGGGAACCGTTCGTTGACCAAAGTCTCAGAATATCACCATGCAATGGAAGGAAACAATCCTTCCAGATACCTCGCAATCCTATCAGCCAGACTGGCAACATCATGAAGAACCGAAGCTCGCGCTTCTGGATCCACTTGGTGTTGCTACTAAGCTTCGAATCACGAGTCCGAGAATTCATTTTAATAAGTGGATATCTTGGGTTGTGATAGAGGCTCTGGGTTGATAGGTTCGAGTGTAGGGCGGGAACCCTCAAGGCCCTTAGGCTTCACCACTCTCACCATCCCAGGCTGACTTCATCAGCATTAGTCAGAACCACCTACACCTCGACTTTCACCCCAATGGGGCTTAAAAATGTCATTTTGTAGGCTGACAGCAATCGCGACAGTGACTAATATATCGCTGAAAACTGTAGGCAGGGGCCGTCTGACCGGTGCGTGCGAGCCTTCGACTATTAGGATAATCTTGGGGCCACACGTGAACGCCCTTCTGG